TTCTGACAAAACTAGAATTATCTGTGTGTTTTTCTATGCTGTGAAGCGTATCATCAACAGCAGTGGTCCTTAAACTCCCGTTATCTAGGATAGATTGGGTTAAACGGTTTGCCAAGGTTCCTTGCGTACCAATAGATTCGGTCATAATTTGCTTGTTGATATCAACAGCATCATTTATGATCTCTTGCCGTGTAATCATTGCCTGCAAAGGCATATTATCAAATCTAAAGTGATACGGGTCCAATGCATCATGCAGAGGTACGTCAACTAGTGTTATCCTTGGCATTTATCTCTCCTTATACGACTAACTGTACTCTGATTTATATTTAGCCTTTCTGCTATATCTTTTTGAAACATACCTTGCTCGATTAAAGCAATTACTTCTGCTTTTTGAACCTTGGTTATTCGTGGTTTCTTCTTAATTTTGATCGCCTTCCCAGAATGTTTATGCATATCTCCACTTAACATATTTTTTTACACAAAATTAAGACGCCAATTCCATGTAATTTGCATCTCTGACGTTTTATTTAAGTCAGGAAAGGTAATCATACTATATAGATCATCGCTCTGCATCTGTAGAGCCATTTCATTAAGAGTTGTGCTGTTTACTTCGTCAAATGTAATCACAGAAGTCAATATGACTTGGTTTGGACTAAGGTCGTCAATCAAAGATGTAACTGGCTTTGTAAGACGAGTTACCCCAAACAAACCATTCCTATTTGTGTTGACAAACTTCTTAACTCCAGCAGTTGTTCCTCCATCGCCAAATATCATTCTGGCAACAAAGAATTCATTCGTGTCACCAACTAAGTTGGCTAGTGTTGCGGCTAATGCCGCTCTGCCTTTATCTAAAACTGCATTCTCACATGTCATGATCTCTTTAGAACCATCTTTGTATTCGATGATTCTTTCTACAGAACCTATGAGCTTGATGGCACTATCAATCATAATAAATCTCCTTCTTCTATGTCGCCATTTGAATATTCAATTGTTATAGACAACCCTTCTTCTAAGGAAATTGCATCCTCAATATTTGATCCAGTATCATTTGCTAACGCAATAAATGAAACTGTATCAGCAGGATCATTTCCAGCCGCCTCTCTTAGTGCTTCTACCATGTCTTGGCCTCTACGATCTATGAACAAGAAGTTGTGTGGTCTTGGGTCTTGGGTGTCATAATTTTCGTCCACAATTATCTCCTGCTTCAAAAATTGATGGATGGCATAAGGTTGAGATAACCCTCCAGCCGAAAGAGTTGTAAAATCGCCTGTAGGCCCGCCCAAAGTAACTGTGTCTGCGTCTATTTCTTCTATCTTGTAGTAATCAGTGTTATTGATCAAAAACAAGAAATTTTCTTTATAATGATCACTTTCTATGATTTCATCAGGGTCTGTTTCCCCATTTACTCCATTTAGTATGCCTAAATTGAATTCATGATCTCCAGCCGTCTTAAGCATGACCCCATAATAGTCTAAATATCCAGTGCTGTTTTCTGTCAGCAATCTATAAGCTATAATAGTTATCCCGCTGGCATCTCCTCCAGAATAGTCCTTAATGTAAAATTTATGGGTTTCGCCATCAACAAATCCTGTAAGTATATACTTGGTTCCGCTTATCTCTATGCGATCATTTAATTTTAGCAAATTCCTTACTTCAGTAAGAACAACATCCGTTATCTCTATTCGACCCCTTCTTTCAGGAGTCAATGCTCCAGTAGATGTTGTGGTAACAAGCGTTCCAGTGTCTGTATAAAGAGTGTAAGTAATGCCTGTCACGTTTGTTGTTGGCAAAGTGCTTGTGACATCATCTAGAAGAATTGAACCATCAGGAAGAATGTCTTTAATCGGGTACTTTGTGGCCGAATACGCAGGGATAAGAACTTCCCAAGAACTTCCTTCTTTTTGAGTCTCAACTCCTAATTCGTTAAACTTAGTGGCTGTGTCAGTGAATGCAAAAATATCATCTTGCACTACAGCGGTGGTTGCATTCGTATAAATGTCATTCATCAGATCATAAGTGAATGATGATTTGTTTAAAGGCTCTGTAACTCCAGAGGGAACTTCTACAAAATGCTTGCCAAGTTCAGAAACAGTGTAAGTTCCAGAGTTGACTGAGGGAGCTTTAATTTCCAATACATTGGCACTAAAATCTACTCCGTAGTCTTGGAAATTGACTTTTGGATCATACAACGCAATCTTGTCATTGTACAATGTTCCAGAAAGACCATCTGATCTGACAACGGAAGATGTCAGCATATCACGAGTAATTGTGTTTAAATCATCTCCATCTTCTCTGACTCTAGTGAAGAATGCATTTGCATTACCTGCTATTACATCTTCTGAGCCATTGATTTGGATCAACATTTCAATTTCTTCAATTGGAGTCGGAATGAATTCGTTTATTTCTCCGCCAACATTTAAAGAATGAACAAACATGTGAAAAGGAGAATAATCTTCAATAACTTCTTTGGCTTCCAAGATTCGAGTGTCAGATATTTCCTCTAACCCTACGTCTAACGTTACAGAGCTACTTAAACATGCTTTACATGGGTCTAAGAATCTTCTTCCTATTTTGCAAGGATCAAAAGAGTCTCTAATGCTACCATTGTATTCTTCCATGTTGTAGATGTTTTCCGAGTATGGAAATTCTGTTCTAATCTGCCCAAATACTATCGGATCAGCAAAAGGGTGCCGAGTTGGAATTAAAACGTCGAACAAAGGATCGTCTTCTTCGATGAGCCGAACGTTCCAATTTTTCAAAGGGTATACTTGGTCTCTAATCCCTCTTTTGTCCGCTAGTGGCAAAGTTAAGATAAAATCTTCTATCGTTTGCTGTGTTCCATTTGGAACCGTCTTGTAGACATATTTAACTAGAAGTATGTCGCCATTGACCAAAGTTATAGGATTGGTTGACTTTTGATCTCCAATCCAAGTCATTGTGGTGCTTCCTCCGCTTGTTGCAAATTCCACATTATCAATGGGTAAGGTTAAATATGAGGTTTCTCCTACTGCCAACAAAGATAAGCTGAAGTTAGCGTTTGTTGGCAGAATAGCAACTTTATCCAGTTCAAATGTTTCAACATTTTTTATTACTTCAAAAGATTCTTGCCAAGTGTATGGAGATATTATCTGCCACATAGCGGTATATTTATTTAATACCATTCCTGCTTGATCTAAAGCGTCTTCAAGTCCTTTAAGAGTTCCCTTTTTCTTCAATAACGGAACTGCTTCCTTAATTTGCCTTCTCCAAAGCGTTGGGTCGCCAGACCTTAGTTTGATGTCAAACATGTTTGATAGAAACGCTAACAGCGACTCATTTAAAACATTCGGATTGAGCAAGTCGATTAATTGATTTGCTAAGTCCTCTAAACCAGTAAACCCTGCGGCAACTGATTTGTTGAGCTTCTGAAGAGTTGTAGGTGTCAAATCATCATCAAGCAAGACTTGTTTATACATTTCAGGCAAGTAACGATCTAGCAACAACTCATATTTTCCCTCTGTGGTAATATGGCTGGGGATTACAGTGTTTTGATTAAGATTAGCATCTATTGTGAAAAGCTCAAGATTAGATAGCTTGTCTCCTGCTGGCAAAGGGGTCCATGTCCAACACACATAGTAATCGCCTTCTCTGACTCCTCCTTCTGGCTCCCACTCTAAAGTAAAGTGTCCAAATTGAGGATTGCCATCATCATCAAGTTCATCCTTGACTAGAAAAGCGTTTTCTACATCTGTTGAAAGCCATGCTGGAAACAATTCGTTGCCAAAAATCTTTACAGGGAGAGCTTCATCAAAATAAACAGTTTGCTTTTGAGATAACTCCTCTGATTTAGCCTTAGCAACTTGGGCAGCTAGTATGTTTTCTTCTGTTGGGTCATCACACGCTAACTCTTGTGCCTCTTTAGCTAATCTGACTGATTCATCGTTTGTGGTAAGAACCTTTTGATAACTTTTATCATTGTTTGAAACAAAGGTTTTACTAATGTGAAAAATTTTGACTGTATCGATCTTAAAAGGATCAGACGTAAAACAACTTTCGGCATCTGGAGCTAAGATGTCAAAGACTATTGTGTCTGTTACTTTCGGATTTTCTGTTATTTTTTTTAAAGCCATTATTCGTATGTGAACCCTATGTCTATTTGATCTGGTCTTATAATTTCAAAAAACTTTGTTGAAACCATTGCTCCTGAATTATCAGCCTCATTAGTTAGAAAGTTTATATCTATTGACTTTGCTTCTTTGATAACCCCTAGTTCTCTCAATAGGTTACTATCCTTTAGGTCTTGATCATACTCCCATTTATGGAGAGCAAAGAAATTGTTAACTATGACTCTAATCCTTTCTTCATATTCGTCTTGAAACTTCTTAAAGAACTTATCCATAATAATGTCAACTGTTACATCTACCTCTACAACCACTCCATCTTTTATGCAAACAAAGTCTGTCATCATTTTAATATCATCTAAATCGTTGGCTAACTCGTTTTTAAGCTCATTAACAGATGGGATCAACCCATTGTCTCCTTGTTGAGTCAAGATGTATAAGTCTATGATATTGGCTGCACAGCCGTGGTTTCTCAAAACAGCCGTTGATTTTCCAACCTTGCCATGAAAAGGAGTAGCAAATTGATCAGTAAAATTCTTATAGTCTTTACCGCTCACAGTTCTATTTTGGGTGTTTAAATATGCAGGCAGTTTTCTTCTTACTTCCTCAATTCCATCTCCAGCATATCCAAATTCTCCTTTGGTGTGATTGAAGAATGTAACAGCGACAGAGAATCCTAATGACCCACCAGCTAATTCAAATTGTTGCTGTTGGGAAATGGAGCCAGTAATGATGTTTCCAATAGTCCCTCCGCCTGTTCGATATGTTATTACGATGTTTGAACCAACAGGAGGGATAACCCCGGCCCTGTTGCTTCCCATTACAATGAATGCTTCAAAATCAGCATTAAATTCCACACGAAATTCTCTTCGTGGACTTGAATCCGTAAAAGCGTCTACCCTTACATAACTTGCTCCATCTACTTTAACTCGTATTGAATCAAACAATACTGGAGAAGCTGGCAAGGTGAGTATTTGATTAGATTCACCTGATCCTACAAATGTAGTTGTCGTGGTTACTCCCTCTACGCCAATTATATTAGAAACAGATGTTGATCCTGCCGGGATTATGATTGGATCATCAAATATTGGATTATCATTAGAATCTCTTGGAAACAATTCTACTGATGATGATGCTCCACCAGCAGTTATCCCTATGGCGGGAATTGCATCTAAAATCAAATCAGAATCCAAGTTGTTGACGATAGTCGCTGTCCAAAAAGCACGGCCACCAATTGG